TCGCCGCTTCGCCCAGCAGACGCACGAGTACCTCATCGAGCAGCTGCAGTTCACGGGTGCCGAGTCGATCACGTCGAGCTCGAACAAGATCCAGCTGAACTTCAACCACCCGGTGAAGGAGCTCGTGTGGGTTGTGCAGCGCGACTCCTATGTGGACTGCACGCCGAACCAGACGTTCATCGCCGAGGTCAACGGAATGCAGCCCTTCAACTACACGGATGACTTCTCTACGGAGGGCATCGTGATGGACGTCCTCGCTCGTGGGTCTCTGGGCCTGGGTGGCGCGTCACCGGCTGGCACGGTGGTCCCGACGGCGACCGGCGACGGACCCTCGGGTCCCTACCTCCCGGGTGTGGGTATCGCGGTCGGCCCCTCGCTGGGCGGTGCGTCGTGGCTCGACACGGGTGTTACGTCGCTCGCTACGGCTGCGACGGAGCAGGGCGTGGTCTTCGAGGACACGACGAACTACCTGCTCGCCAAGGTCATCCTCGCTTCGGGTGTTCGCTGCGAGGGCAAGAACCCGGTGGAGGTTGCCAAGCTGCAGCTCAACGGACAGGACCGCTTCACGGAGCGCGAGGGACGTTACTTCTCCCGCGTGCAGCCGTACCAGCACCACACCCGCACGCCGACCCAGGGTATCAACGTGTACTCGTTTGCCCTGAAGCCGGAGGAGCACCAGCCGTCGGGTACGTGCAACTTCTCGCGTATCGACAAGGCTACGCTCCAGCTGACGGTGTCGGTGAACACGGTCCGCTCGGGACGTACGGCTCAGGTCCGCGTGTACGCGGTGAACTACAACGTGCTCCGCGTGATGAGTGGCATGGGTGGTCTTGCGTACAGCAACTAGAGACCTCCACACAAGAAAACAATCAAGAAAATCAAAACAAAATGTGCGTGGAAACCCACTTACATTTTGTTGACGTGTAGAATCTGACTTCTTGTTTACAGGGTGCAACGTCAAACTAAGAAATGACGTGTCGTATCTGCAAGACGGAGACGTGTACCGATGTGATCAAGCTTGGAAACCAGGTAATTACATCGCGATTTCCAAAGATTGGAGAGCCACCTGCATCATCAACGCAGATGACTCTCATGATGTGTCGTGTATGTGGACTTGTTCAACTTCGTGAGCTGGTGGCTGGATCCGAGATGTACGAGCATATGTATGGATACCGCTCGGGAATCAGTGGAACGATGCGTGCTCATTTGCGCGAATACAATGATGAGATTATGCTCCTTGCCGCACTTGAGGATGATGATGCAGTTCTTGACATTGGAAGCAATGACGCTACGTTCCTGAAGATGTATCCTTCCACTCTGAAACGTCACGGATGCGATCCCACGGGTGCGCAGTTTGCAAATGAGTACGAAGGTCTGTTCTTGACACCGACATATTTCACGAAAGAGGCAGTTGCTTCGCTTGGATTCAAGTACAAGGTGGTATCCTCTATTTCGATGTTCTATGATCTCCCGGATCCGGTTCAGTTTGCTCGCGATATCTACGATGTTCTCCACGAGGATGGTCTGTGGACGTTTGAGCAGAGTTATCTCAAGACAATGCTTGAGCGCAATAGCTTTGACACGATCTGTCACGAGCACGTTGAATACTATGGTATTCGTCAAATCAAGCACATCCTTGACATGGCGGGATTTAAAATCGTACGTGTCAGTTTGAATGATTGCAACGGTGGAAGCACGCGTATCTTTGCGGCAAAGAAGGAGTCCCGCTGGACAGAGGACATCCGAATGGTCCAGAAGCTTCTGGATGGGGAGGATCATCTTGGGAACCCGGATACATATACCATCTTTATGGCGTGCTGTGATACCGAGATTGCTAAGCTCAAGGCTCATCTTGCTACGGGTGCTTCAACCTATATCTACGGTGCGTCGACCAAAGGCAACTGCCTCCTGCAGTATGCCGGCATCGGTCCAGATCTTGTAAAGTATGCAGTTGAGCGCAATCCGGCAAAGGTCGGTTGTGTCACGTCGACGGGTATTGAGATCATCAGCGAGGAGACGATGCGTGCTGCACCGCCTGCATACCTGCTGGTTCTGCCGTGGCATTTCAAGGCAGAGATCATTGCTCGTGAGCATGCATTCCTCAAGGCGGGTGGTAAGCTGATCTTTCCCCTTCCCATGTTTGAGATTGTTAGTTTAGAGCAAGCTTGAGAGAAGTACTCAAATGCGAGTCCTTAGTCTGAGTCAAGCTGGGCAGGATGTGTTTGCGCGGTACATTGTGGGTCGAAAGGGCACGTATCTTGATATCGGGTCGTTTCGTCCGACCTACCATAACAACTCGCGTACACTTGAGCTCGAAGGCTGGAAGGGACTTTCCATTGATTATCAGGATTTTAGCGAAGAGTTCAAGCAGAAGCGGAGCAATCCCTTTCTCTGTGCCGATGTCACAACCATTTGTTGGGATGACGTCGTAGCACAGTATCCAATTCTGAAGGGACCGATTGACTATGTCTCCTTTGATGTAGATGAGGCTACGCGTACTGCTTTTGACCGGTTTCCGTTTGACAAGATCAAGTTTGCAGCGATGACGATTGAGCATGATCAGTATCGATTTGGAACGGAGTTGAGGGATTACCTTCGGAACAGGTTGACTGCTCTCGGATATGTTCTGATCTGTGGCGATGTTGTGATGCCCGATGGCGTCCGATCAGATGAGAAATATGGTGCATTTGAGGACTGGTGGGTGAATCCTGCTCTGGTTGACATGGATCGTGCTGAGACGATTCGTTCGAATAACATCACCTACCTTGAGATTTTTAAGAAGATCGATCCTTCTCCGTATGCTTTTTACTGTCCGCCACCGTCATACGAGTGACGAGCTGTGAAAACGAGACCTGTGGCACCCATCCAAGAACTGTATTTGCCTTTGTAGGATCACCTACAAGCAGATCCACTTCAGCTGGCCGATAGAACTTCGGATTCACTCGGAGGACCACGCGACCTGTCTCGTCAATACCAATCTCATCTACACCAGATCCAGACCATGTGATCACATGACCAGCAGCCTTAAATGCAAGCTCAATAAACTCACGAACTGTATGCGTATCACCCGTTGCCAATACATAGTCATCCGGTCTGTTCTGCTGAAGCATCAGCCACATACCGTATACGTAGTCTTCTGCGTGGCCCCAGTCACGTTGGGCATCCATATTCCCAATCTCCAGTGTGAAGGTAGGATCCGAATAGATCTTGGCAATCGATGTCGTCACCTTGCGAGTGATAAAGTCCTCGCCACGACGCTCCGACTCGTGATTAAATAGGATGCCGTTACACGCAAACATCCCATAGCTCTCACGATAGTTCTTCACGATCCAGAAGGCGTACAGCTTGGCAACGCCGTACGGACTGCGAGGATAGAAAGGTGTCGTCTCCGACTGAGGAACTTCAGCCACCTTGCCGTATAGCTCTGACGTGGATGCCTGATAGAAGCGCGTCTTCTCTGACAGACCCAGCCGACGGATTGCCTCCAGAATACGAAGAGGACCAAGACCATTGACCTCTGCCGTATACTCGGGCTGGGTGAAGGATGTGTGTACCTGAGACTGTGCAGCCAGATTGTACACCTCAATTCGCTCAGCATCTCGAAGAGGAATAAAGACATTCATAATCGACGTCGAGTCACCCATATCTGCCTGAACAATCTGTAAGTTAGGGTGATGAAGGAGATCGGCGATCCTTCCAGTCGTCGGAGTCGAAGAACGACGCGCAAGACCAATGACTTGGTATCCCTTCTCCAAGAGGAGTTCTGCAAGATATGACCCATCCTGTCCCGTGATACCCGTGATGATGCCAGTGATCATTTGCTTAGCTTGGGAGGCGTTGTTTAAACGAAGAACAAACCGGTGCACAATATAATGAGTTTTTGCATTGTCTATCTCGCATCTCCTCGCGAGTTTCAGGCAGGCGGTGTTCCTCGCATTGAGCTCTTACGCACATCTCTGCGGATTACCAAGAAGTACTTTCCAACCACGGATATCTACATCTTTCATGAAGATTACATCGATGAAGACAAGGCAAGTCTCCCTCCTGTGAAGGAATACATTACTGTTGACTTCTCGGGACAGGATGACAAGTTCAGCACTTCATATGGAAAGCCAAAGGGATATATGATGATGAACCGCTTCTTCACCGGTATTATGCAGGCATATCCCCAGATTCAGAAGTACACTCATTATATGCGAATGGATGACGACTCCTTTTTACAGGAACCCTATCTGACAGAGGAGCACGTCAAGGCAAATCACCTGAAGCACGATTACGTGTATCGGGTCATCTATACCGAGGAAGGAACTATCCCTCGCCACCAGGGACTGTATCAGTTTACGTTAGAGTTCTTGCGAGAGGAAGGATACGCTCAACACATTCCGACCTTGGAAAAGCACTTGAAAGATACATACTTTTTGAAGGCAGATGGATCCTATGCGTGTTATGCTCCTTATAATAACTGGTACGTTGCATCCTTGCGGTTATGGAACAATCCCTTGTACCAGAGATACATTCAGAAGCTTGAACGGGAAGGTGGAATCTTGACTAGGGGTTGGTATGAATCGACAATCCAGGCAATGATGATTCGTATTCTGAACTTATTTACTGGAATGAAGATCACCCACGATGGATCCTTTGGATATCGTCATAATGTTCACTTTGCAAAGCCTAATTCCCGAGACTACGTCCATATCGGATCGGCGCCATTCTACCCGAAGGGAGCTCTTTTAGAAGATCAGCCCACTGCTTCTTGATTGCTTCGTTGCGAGCAGTGCGATCTTCAGGCACATAGACAAATGTTTCCAGTAGCTTGTACAAATGTTCAATACTATTGAAGACGTATGTATTGGGCGATGCAAATACATCATATAAGCATGAAGTATTGATCCAGTGTTCAGGACGGTCAAACTCTTCTAAGTTTGGCGGGTGCTTTTGCCAATACTGTGTTGTGTTCCAAACAACTGGATCTGACAGCCAAAGTTCTCTTGATGGGATGAACATTGGAATCCCAGCAGAAAAGTGTTCAAACATACTCATTGTTAGTCCGGCTTCGTATGGAATATGAATAATCCCCTTGAAGGAGGCAATATCTGAATATAAAAGTCCACCGCGCTTGTGAACGATCAAGGGATGGGAAATACTCGCCTTCTCCGAATAGCAGAGGAAGGTGGTTTTGCTAGGAGTGTACTTCATTCCGGTATATGTACCTAGTGTTGGGATGTACCGGGGCGTTAAGCCTAGTCCCTTGGCGGTGTAGGATTGATCACATCGATTATTGGAGACCATCCACAGCCTCTTTGCGTTATGTAGACGGTATAGACATGCATGATATTGTGCTCGCATGTTCATGTCTTTTGAGTACATAAATGGAAGATCATAACGAACTGCATTCATCATAATGATGGGCTTATTGTACTTTTCAAACACCATTGCAAACACGCTGGCAAATCCAACCACGAATCCATCAAATGACCGGAGAAATCGATCGTACTTACGCTGAAACTCCCCAATCATCTCGGGCGAGATATGACTCCATGTTGTGTAGTTGATAGCATCTGGATACATAAGTGGTTTCCCCATGATAGCGCCTGCTTTTGTAAGACACCATTCAGTCAGCTTTACTTGAGGACATACGACTTTGAAGTCCTCAACTACGGCAATATGCAGATCCATGCCAAAAAACTGCATTTACATTCTCTCAGGAATACAATTGGAATGGTGAACGTATTTTCGTTCTGTTTGTATGGTCCACCAAACCCTCGTTATTATCCACTTCCTATCCTCCAAAACATCTATCTTATTGGAACGTACTTTCCTGCTTGGAAGGTGATGATCTATGTGGCGCCCGATATTGATCCTCATTTTGTCAAGCAGATGTCTGACTATTCGAATGTTGTTATCCGATACACAGGTGTTCTTGGTTCCGCAAATATGATTCACCGATTCTATGCAATTGATGAACCGGACGTAGATACAATGATGGTCCGTGATGCAGATAGTCGTGTTCACTGGAGAGACCGTTGGGCAATCAAAGATTTTATGAAGCATCCGCAGTTTATCGCACACACGATTCGCGATAACAACGAACATACGTCCAAGTTGATGGGAGGACTGTGGGGATTGCGAAAGACAGCGGGTCTGAATATGCGGGACAACTATGCGTATTACTTGGAACACCCTTGGGTAGAACCTGGTGGTGGATGGGGACACGACCAGGACTTTTTGAGCTACGCTGTATATCCTAAGATTGTGGAACGAATGCTCGTCCACTATTGCAAAGGACGTCTCCGTCTCGGAGAAATAGGTAGAGAGTTCCCCTTTGAATGGACTAACAACTGCTATTGTGGTCGTGTTGAAGATGAGACCTTTCAAGATTCTGCTGATCCGGTTGAACCGCGGATGCATTCGTTTCTCAAGAAGAAGTAAATGCATAAGGTTGGATCTCGAGCTCAAGTCATGCATGGAACCGCCGACCACACATCGGGTGGACTCAAGAAGGGGGATCTAAAGTACAATAAGAGCGGGCGCATTGTGTCGCGTAAGAAGTCAACGCATATGGCTCATAAAACTCGTCGCAACAGTAAGTAATGCGGTTGATCTCTCTGATTGGTGCCGCGGTTTGGGTAGACTTTGTGGTGATGTTGATTACAAAAATTATCCCGGGGCAACACGTTTCGTTTCTCCCGCCCACAAACGCACTGAATCTTTGGTATGACAAGTTTGGAGTTGCTGCTGTATCTGCTGATGTTCTGAGTTTGGTGCTGGGAGTCTTAGTTGCAACCCTTTTGTTTCCGAATGCGGTGGGACTTGGACTAATCCTCGCGTCGATCCTTGTTCAACTTCTTCATGACGTATTTTTCTACTTTGTTGTCATCCGTGGGCTGCCAAAAGGTCAGAATCAGATGATTGATGTTTTCAAGACGTATGCAGATGAAGGTGGTGCCACAATTTTGCTAGCAGATTCATTGATGATGACGGGAACTGTTCTACTGGCAATGATGTTTGATATGTTCTTCTCTTATAGGTTTATTGCATTCAAGACTCTGCTGGGAATGTATTCCCTGATTTATATCACCTATACTAAGTAATGGGCGGCGGATTATTTGGAACACACCTCACACTTAACCCAAAGTGCCTCGTGTTTTCCCTGTTTGTCTTGGTGGTCTACTGGATGCCTCATTTCAAGGCGTTTGAGCACCGAGTGTTGATGGCGTTTCTGCTCGCATGTGTTGCCTATGTTCTCCTAGCTTGGTACGACATGATCTATGATTGTAAGGACCGGCTCAAGCCCACTTTTCTGGGATGGATGTGGGGCTGGGCTAAGCCCCCGGAGTATATGAAGGCCTTCATGGAGTTGCCGGAGAAGGAACAGAAGATGGTACGATCTGTTGATATTGTTGTTCTGATCGGAATCGTAGTGCTGTTCTTTCTTCCTTTCCTTGTGAAGAAGTAATGACAGTTCCAAAAGACTTTGTGGATGCAGCAATCAAGACGATTTCCTGGAAAGTGGGTAGATTTGATCTACTTCCCATTGTCTTTGGCATTGTGATGGCTCTGATTGACATTAGTATGATGGGGACACTGAAGCTGGTAGACCAGGGGAAGTTGGTCTATGTGATTGGATTTCCTATTGCTACCATACTGTATGCGTTTGAACCGTATGTCTTTCTGAAAGCGATGACGCATTCGAACATGGTTGTGACAAACTTGATTTGGAACTTGGCATCCAACATCTTGGTGACACTTGCAGGGGTCTTCTTCTTTGGGGAGAGCATTAAGGGTCTTAAGTGGCTGGCAATTGCGATGAGTCTCTTTTCTTTAGCTATCTTTGCTTATAGTGAATAGTGGCGCGTAGAAGAACTTAGACACCGAGCCTCGAGGATACATAAATGAGCTCTGACGACCTTGTGATTGCCAAGACAGTCCAGACGTCGCCGATCCGCACCCTCGCCGAGGGTCTGAAGTCTATGCTGGTTGAGATGAATCTGGTCTTTGACAAGGATGGTATCCGCATGATTGCCATGGACAACTCCCGTACCGTGCTGACTCACATGAGGCTGTATGCCAATAAGTTTGAGCAGTATGAGTACAATAACTCGGCTCCAAAACTGAGTGTGGGTCTGAATACGGATCACTTCTACCGCATTGTCAAGACCGTGACGAATGACGATACGATTACATTCTCAGTATCAAAGGCAGAGTCGAACCACCTGACCATCACGATCGAGAATGGCGAGAAGGGGCGTCGTATCAAGTACCGCCTGAATCTCCTGGACTGCGATGAGTCGGATATTACGATGCCCGAGACGGTATTTTCGGCTCGCGTTACGATGCCGTCTCTGGACTTCCAGAAGATCTGTCGCGATATGACCCTGCTGAGCGCCAAGACAGTGGACATCAAGAACGTGGGGAATACCTTGACGTTCTCTTGTAAGGGTCCGTTTGCCTCTCAGACGGTCACAATGGGCGATGCCGCGTCGGAGATGTCGGTTGCAAAGAATGAGTCGACGGAGATTGTCAGCGGATCCTTCTCTCTGCCCCACCTCGTCCTCTTTACCAAGTGCTCGAATCTCTCCAATAATCTGGAGGTTCATATGAAGAATGATTGGTTCATTATGATCCGCTATGTGATTGCGAATCTGGGCGATATCAAGCTTTGTCTGATGCCCCTACCGCAGTCAACGACCTAAAACTACTTCTTACTAAACTACAATGCCTAGAACACCAAGAAAAACAATACCTCGTCGCCGAAAGACATATCGGCAACAAGCTGTTGTAATGCAAGGCGGGTCTATTGCTTCAGTTAAGCATCTGATTGAGAGCACACCCATTGGAGAGGTTCATATTCTCAACCCCGCAAGCCGATTTGTTGTCATTACATATTGGTGGGGAGTAGAGAACTTTAACAGGAACCTTCAAAGCCCTTGCCCAGAAGACATTATGAAAGAAGCTACACAAATAGTTCTTGCTGAAATAGGACGCGCAGGTGGGTTTCCAAGAGATATTGTCGATGAAGCAAATCGCCTTAGACTCAAACCAGTACTCACAGCTGCAGAGAAGGAGTACTTTAAAATACTAGAAAAGAAATTTGCACAGTGGTCTGCAACCGCACTAGCAGATGATGCATATCGAGCGCGTATTAAGGAGCTTGTGACATTGATGGAACCCGAGATTCTTGCTAGACCAGGTTCTGTAAAACCAGTTAAATTTCCAGAGATGATCGCGAAATGGGAAGAGAATTGTAGAAAAGCAGGAGTTAACTATGTTGCGGTCAATACAGAGTTCCCCCGCGAAGACTACCAAAATGCTATTAATGGAAAACCACTCTTTATTAAACGTGTGCTGGATGCAGTGAGTCCTAGAAGTGTTTTGTATATCGATGGTGACATGTGGATGCTAAAGTATCCTCACATTTTTGATCTTGAGAACGTGGACTTTATGGCTCGTGGATGGAATATAGACCCTCGTACAAAGGAGAAGGCAATCCAAAGACCATATTTTGACCCATATACTCTCGAGACGTCTGGAGGCACTATGTTTTTTGGAAACACGACTGCGGCGCGTGAACTTTTGACTGCCTGGGAAGAAGAATCTAACAAACAGGTCGGAAAAGCCGATGATCGTATTTTGTCTCAGGTGTTCACCGAAGATTCTATGGTGTTAAAGACGAATACGATTCAGCTTCCAATCGAATACCTGTGGTTAACAGACAACTACAAGGGGTACCTGAGAGGACCAGATGATCCGGCATCTAAGGAAGATGCATTTATTGAGCACTTCTACTGCTTAACAGGCGAAGAACGAGCGGCAGATCAGGGTGCAGCTGGGTCTGGGCGTACCCCCGAAGGATATGACGAGAAGGTTACAGACAATATCAACTATAAACGTCCCACTGAGCTGATTTATGAACACATCTTTTTTGACGGCGATAAGAACAAGCGCGATGGATTTGCACGATATTTCAAATACATTGAGGGTGCGGTGGGTATTTTCACACAACAACCGCTGGTAAAAGTTGTCAAACTAGAAGAACTGTATGGAGAGTATACTGCAATTGCTACGAAGAACATGCAAGATGCTGGAGTGCAACAGCCCCGTGGACCTGGCGTAGCTGCACGACCGGGTGCTATAGCAAACCCATTTTCTCCTCGCGCGCGACCCCAACTACCCCCAGTGCGTCTTCCTCAGAATGCTCCTATTCCAGAGATCATAAAGAATCTGATGACAGGACATGATGTAGAACTCGGTGGCAGTGTCCAACATGGACCAGAGGACGATTGTGCGGCAATCAATGTGTCTACAACGGCGGTGGATATGTACACTCGTACACTTGAACTGGATACGAGCTCGCCCATGTTCTTCTCTGCCAAGTCTCGCACACTTGTTCACCTTCTTGTAATGTGTGAAACGCTTAAGGATATCAACAAGCACCTAAGTGGAAGTTACACGTTCATGTCGCGTATTCGATGGAATCTGACAACTCCCAAGAATGTACTTGCAAATTTGATTGCAGAAGGAGTCGACTTCAAGCCTGTCTTGAATCAGATTTGGTTTGGAGGAGAAATCCCACCGTGGCGTAAGGTAATGTTCGAAGCAAATAAGAAAGTATGCGAACAGTCTGGATTTCAGTACAAGCTTTGGAAAAATCCAGATCGAACTCTAGAGAATTTTCCACAGACATTCGCGTATCAGAATGCCGCAATTGATGCAGGTACCAGACTAGAACAGAATCGCTGGGCACAGGTTGCAGATTTGGCGCGGTTGGAGATTATCTACAATGGTAGTGGTGTATATGTGGATTCGATCGTGGAGATAACGCCTGCGTTACTGAAGGCAGTGACGGATGCTATTAACCAAGGTGCATTGTTTGTAGGGTGCAATGAAGATGAATGCGTACCTGCTATAGATTGTAAGAACGCACAGGACGAGATGTATCTGTCTAACAGCTTCTTTGCGGCAACACGTGCAAACCCCATTTTTGCGGCTCTTCTGGCACCGGCATCATTAGACGGAATTGACATGGAAAGTGATCGCCTGAACCACACAACGGGTCCTTATTTCCTACGTTCTGGTATCACCCCCGAAGACAATGTATTCATGTTCAAATCAAACCAAATCTACCAGTTCAATCAACAGGAAACTCCTTACAAGGAACCCACACCTGACCCATTTCTCTTCAAGAATATGGTCGCAGGAGCCGTGAAGGTGAATAGTGAAATGTATTATCTTCCCGGAGGAGTTCAGAAGCTACAGACAGATTTCTTAGTTGCAAACAGGGGGCCTCTTGCTACCTACCATTCGGGATTAGGTGGAACATGGAGTCGCTAAAAATGGATCTGTATTCGTAAAATATAGAGAACGTACAAATGAGCGGACCTACTTCTGCAATTGATGACTACCTGAGCCCAGAGGCAATCTTGGATTCGATTTTCCCAAAGATCGATCTTCGCGGTCCTCCACCTACAGATGAAGAGCTACTAAAGTATCCTGAGATTCTCCCTCCTGAAATGAAGCAGACGGCGGGTGCCAGAGAACATTCAAATCCGGGTGGGCAGATTGTAAATACATTCTTCAATATCCGCGATCAAATTAAGCTCTATCACTGGCAAACCAAGTCCTTTTCGGAGCACAATGCGGTAGACGACGTTGTTCAAAGTCTCGACACAAATATCGATAAGTTCGTAGAGGTCTATATGGGACGCTACGGACGGCCGTATGTAAAGGAAAGTCTGCACGTAAAGAATCTAACTGTCACAGGTATTCGTGGATTTATCAAGCAGAGTACCGAATGGCTTTCTGAGAAACTTCCCCATATGCTAAAGAAGACAGACACGGACCTCCTGAATATCCGTGATGAGATGTTGGGCGATCTCAATCAGGTGAAGTATCTCCTCACGCTTACGTAAAATGAATCCAGAAACGGTAAGCAAGGGTAGGTAGGATGTATCGTAAGAATTTCAATAATGTAGCTTGTCGAGCTATTGTAACTGAACTTTGTCTTCAGCGAATTTCAGCAAGGCTCGGATTATCACCTGAGATCCAAAACACAGATTGGCGAACATTCATTGAGATGGACAATGCAGGATGTTGTCTTGCCGATGTCTATGGAGAAGACCCAGAAGATCTTCCTAACTCTGTGCGCGAGCAAGTATACGCAATCGTATTTACACTATATCAAAATGGTATTCAGTATATCGACGTTACGTCGTATAACTTTACCATTCAACATGGTCAAGTCTGGGTGATTGACTTTGGACATGCACATACTCGAAAGAGATTATCTCCTTACTTACGCAAGCTTTTCAACCAGGGGTACTTGTACAGCTGGAACAAGCACTTCAGATAGTTTATAGGATACATACAATGGCTGAACATTGGACTCCTGAAGAAAATGCCGAGTGGCAGGCTCGGTATGCAGTCGCTCCAGTAGGTTCACAAGAACGGGCTCTTCTCGATGATATGAGAGAAACCGGTCAGTTTGTTCCTCTGGTGCCCGTGACGCCGCCACCTGATCCTTTTTGGGATCATGAACCGCCGGCTGAACCCGTCCAGCAAACAGGAATCCCACCAAATGCAGGATTTAATATAATTATTCCACATGTTCAGCCAGCGGTAGTCAACGTGGCCCCCACCCCTATCCAGCCGGCAGGAGTGCCTCCAAAGTTTCCTGTTCCGCCTCCAGCGCAAGATCCAAATGAAGCGGTGACAAGGGCGAGAATGAATGCTTTTTTTAATCGGCAACCGGCTCCGACAGCAGAACAAGAAGCAGCAATTCGACTGAGTGCACAACCTGGACCGCAGGTTCCTCCGGGTGGAATTGGATTTGGAACCCGTCGCAACGTGGGTCCATTAGGCGTAGGTGGTCGTATGAAAACGCGAAAGTCTAAAAAGGGTGGACAGATCGTAACAATGTTTTTTAACATCCGCGACCAAGTCAAGATTTACCACTGGCAAACCAAGTCCTTTGCAGAGCACAAGGCTACGGATGAGCTCATTGGTACGCTTGACACAAATATCGATAAGTTCGTAGAGGTCTATATGGGACGCTACGGACGACCGTTGATTAAGAAGACCTTGCCGGTAAAGAATCTAACTGTCACAGGTATTCGTGCATTTATTACCCGTAGTACCAACTGGCTCTCAACTACAGTACCCCGGATGGTAAAAAAGACGGACTCAGATCTGCTGAATATTCGCGATGAAATTCTTGCTGACTTGAATCAAGTGAAGTATCTCTTCACTTTATCATGAACGATGAAACAACAAACCTATTTGTCGCCATGTCGGTCTCTACGTTAAGCGCATGTATGATCTATGCTATTTGGTGGCAGAGCGCGGAGTGTATGTGTTTGTGAGTCACTTTGGTCTAGTATTATGAGCCTTGTACACGATATCATCGGCGATCTTCATTTTCATTGTCGGTGCAAAGAGCTTGCGATCCGTAACGTTTGTCGTGGTATTCCACACCTTGATAATATGAAATTGCCCCTTGGGTGACACAGAGACTCCAACAATCGCTTCCTTGTAGTTGGTTAGAAAACCATTCACAAAGCAGTGCGCCATTGCATCGATGAAGACCTCGCATGTGTCCTTTGCATCCACCTTCTTGGACCATGCACCCCCGCGAATGTGCTCGGGTGCCTCCCATAGAGGTCTATATCCACTTCGCATGAGAAAGAACATGCCAGATTCCCAGGCATCCTTCGAAATTGCGTCAATTACTGTCCAGAAGTCTGCAGGCGTTGAGAGAGTGGCAATATTGGTATACGATGCTTCCGAATAGTTGTTATCGTTCGGATCGTGGTACCATAGAACCCAAGTATTTGGCATTGGTGTAGAATCAGTCATCTTCACCACTCTCTACTCTTCTGTAATGTTTTTGATCCGTTTTATTTACCATACAGTTTCCTCACAGGCAGTGTAACTTTCTTATACCGAATCGAATCTGCAAACTGAAATCGAGTATAGGCTGGCGCGAAGATAATCACATCGTTGCGAACAATAGTAAGAGCCTCATCATCGGGAACAATATGCCCCGCTAACCGAAGTGCATCCTTATACGTTTTAATATCCTTGAACTTCGATGCGTAAATTGTCTTTATACCTATCGTCATCATCGCCGGATCCTTGTTCATACAGTTGCCCATACCTTATCTTCTCTCTCTATTCCTTTTCCATTTTTGAAAATAATACTAATAAGATATAAATGTCTGCGCTTGAAGAACTTCAGGAAGCATACGATGCCTATAAAAGCGTCGACAAGAGCAACGATCACGAACTTGCCGGTGCTCAATCCGATCTGAGTGCCGCGCAGGCTCAAGCGCGTGAGGAAATTGAAAAGTTAGAAAAGGAACAGAAAACTGCCTCGCTTGGTGATCAGCAGGGACTCGACGCTTCTATCGAGGAACTTCAGACCCTGCTCGATAAGACAGAGGGAAAGGGCGGACGTCGCCGGCGCAAGTCGCGCAAGTCGCGCAAGTCCCGTCGTGGTGGGCGCAAGTCTCGGAAGTCGCGTAAGTAAGAAAATGGATACGATTCTCTGAACATCATAGAAGGGAAGATGGATATCTCAACTTTCTATACTCTACGAAGCATTCCCCGCGCAGCACTTGATGAAGGAATCAGAACAATCATCTCGAAGCTCAAGATCTCATTCAAGCCCTCCTTCCGGCGCCCAACAATTCGCAGGGCTCCGGCAGAAGAGGCATCTAATTGGCGAGAGTTGGCTATGGTGGCTCTTCTCCGCAAGGTTCGTGAGAAGGACGACCCCGACTACGACGAGGTCAATGCGTTCTTGAATAAGCTGACGAAGCAGACGTATGACAAGATGATGGTAGCAATTATGGAAAAGCTGGACAAGCGCGACTCAATGTTCCGTCTGCGCGTGACGACCTTGCTATTCGACCGCGGTGTCTTGCAGACATTCTATGCACCGCTGATGGCGGATGCATACAAGGACATTGCAGGTGCATACCCGGATGCACACCAGGACCTAATGGTTCAGGTGATGATGTTCGACACGCTGTACGACAATACAAACGTGACAATTGTCCCAGCACACACAGATCCGGGGTACAATGAAGCGATCCTGGTATGGCACAAGCAGAAGGAGAAGAAGCGTACATTTGCAGTATATGTTGCAGAGCTGTTTGCCCGCGGACTCGTTCCACAGGCGCTGATGTCTACATTTGTTAAGACCATCGGAGACGACTTGAAAGAGGCAGTTCGTCAGCCAAAGACGCCAGCTGCAGAGGAACACGTGGATGCTCTAGTGCGGTTCGTCTTTGCAGTGGCTGCCAAGGTTCCTGAGGTGAAGGATCCAGTGAAGTTGGTCTTGGCGATCCCCAAGGCTGAGACACCGTGTCTGAATATGAAGTCGCGATTCAAGTTGGATGATTCTCTGAAGCTTTAAATAATGGCACATGGTCCAGGCACAGTAGAACTGCTTCGGCGGATTGCACTCGGAGGTACTGAATTAGATGTTAGTGACCTGGGTCTTACGTCCTTGCCAGATCTTCCACCTACACTTACGAGTTTGTATTGCGGTGACAACCAGCTGACGGTGTTGCCAGATCTTCCACCTACACTTACGCATTTCAATTGCGGTATCAATAAGCTGACGGTATTGCCCGCTCTTCCACCTACACTTATGCATTTGAATTGCGACCAGAATAAGCTGACGGTATTGCCCGATCTTCCACCTACACTTACGAGTTTGTATTGCGGTGACAACCAGCTGACGGTATTGCCCGCTCTTCCACCTACACTTACGCATTTGGATTGCGATGACAACCAGCTGACGGTAGTACCCGATCTTCCACCCACACTTACGATTTTGAAGTGCGGTGACAACCAGCTGACGGTATTGCCCCCTCTTCCACCCACACTTAGGATTTTGAATTGCCCTAGCAATCAGCTAACGGTATTGCCCCCTCTTCCACTCACTGTTCACACATTGAGCTGTCACAATAACCAGCTCACCGCTCTACCAGATCTTCCACCCACACTTAAGAACTTTGGTTGTGGGAAAAATCAGCTGACGGTATTGCCCCCTCTTCCACTCATACTCGAGGATTTGACTTGCTTCCAGAATAAGCTGACGGTATTGCCCGCTCTTCCACCCACACTTACGATTTTGAATTGCGGTGACAACCAGCTGACGGTGTTGCCAGATCTTCCACCTACACTTACGCATTTCAATTGCGGTATCAATAAGCTGACGGTATTGCCCGCTCTTCCACCCAAACTTAAGAACTTTGGTTGTGGGAAAAATCAGCTGACGGTATTGCCCCCTCTTCCACCCACACTTAGGTATCTAGAGTGTAGGGATAACCTCAAGCTTAGCCGAGTAACTTTTCCATTCCCTCCGAAACTTAGGGACTACCTGATGCGCATTATATTTTACGGTACGATGTTACTTGACATTAGGGGAGAGGAAACTCTGGGACAATATGAAGATCGCATGTCAACAACAAAGTGGGCGGGATACTCCACTGCTGATGTAGAGCTTTTTAAAACATTCTTTATCGAAGGACAGGCGAATAATATTAGTTTTTGTCCAGTCTGTTTATCGTATTCAGAGCGCAGGGATGGGTGCATGTACATGACCCATATTTGCCCAGTGGGAAAGCATCCGGATCTCTATAAGACATATTCAGATGAAGCGGGGCGGATTGGATGGTGTACTATATGTGGGCGCGCTTGTAAAGGACACAAACACTACAATGCAAACCTTCCTACGGATAAACCCGTTCTAAATCCGTTGGGGGACGCTGCTAATCCATTTGACATAGACTGTACGAAGCACGGCGGAGGTGGAGTTGAAGAGAAGATGCGGAGATTTGAACGGCTGTTGAATTATGCATGTCAGCTACAGGAAGAGGTTGGAAAAATATCAGACATTGATGCTAGAATTGAACTGATTGAGGAAACGTGGAAAGCGGGCATTATACGAGACAGGGGCTCACTGAAAAGATTTGCAGATAAGACATTTGCATTTCCATGTACATTCCCAGATCCACCTCGACCCAACGCCGAGGTTGTCTTCCCTTCTATTCCTCGTCCTGCGGGTCAGGCAGCTCCGGTTTCGCACCCATCGCCTCCAGCCGAATGTATGTCTGAACTGGAGCCCACTGCAACCGGGCAACCGGTGTTCCAGTTCATCCATACGCAACCAGATGGAACCGTGTATACACACCCCGACAATGAGTGGATTTGTGGTCAGCACATCCAAGAAGCGTTGGATGGTGATCTTTTTACAGGACTTTGCTTTATCAACCCTGCCATGTGCAAGGCGCGGTTATATCCAGAAGAACTTGAAGGAAAGGTATCTCCTGAATATCTTGCAAAGTATACGAGGTTATTCAATGAAAAGTTTGCGGCGCCCCCAGCGGGTGGTCGCCGGCGTGCACGGACGTACCGTGTACGCAGAAAGTATAGAGGAGGTGCCGGACCTTCGATCATGACTAAGATTGAACCGGATGACATACAGTGTGTGCTACCACAGAAAAGCGGACGCCGTACGACGCGTCGCGGGCGGAAGTCTACACGGTCAAAAAAAATGAGCGGCGATTATAATGGCGCACGGTCCCTATACCGATGAGTTACTTCGGCGCATCGCTGCTGGCGGTCCCCTATTAGATGTCTCTGATTTAGAGCTTACGTCGTTACCTCCTATCCCACCGGGCTTCACAAGTATACTTTGTAGTAGAAATCGACTCATATCCTTGCCTCCTCTCCCACCGGGTGTCATAACACTGATCTGTCATCACAATCTACTCGCATCCTTGCCTCCTCTCCCACCGAGTTTGGAGTACTTGAGCTGCGGTTACAATTCGATAACAGCCCTGCCCGATCTCCCCCCTGGTCTACATTCGTTGATGTGCGAGTTTACCCCTATTACATTGCCCGCTGTGCTTCCACCCACACTCGTATATCTAAACTGTCAGGGCTGTAGATTGTTAAGCCTGCCCAATCTCCCGCCAACGCTGGCATACTTATATTGTCGTATAAATCGACTCACATCTTTACCCGCTTTTCCACCGAGTCTCGCACACTTACGCTGTGGCAACAATCCGATCTCATCTGTTACATTTCCGTTCCCACGGGGACTGGCTGACGTGTTGATGGAAGACATCTTTGATCGTACAAATTTAAAGTACCGACCGACAGAAACACTCGGTGAGTATGAGGTACGAATAGTGAACGAGGAAGCAGGACGCGGTATCCGAAATGCTCAAATGGTAAGCGCTCGCGTTGGGGTGCCCCCTGTTCTAGAAGCAGCACCAGGCGAACCACCTGCACCCTCTAGAGTTTTGCCGGTTGAGATTGACGCTCTCGTTTCATCTTTCTTTTCAGGTATCCCGGGGGAAGGACCGGGTAGCATGAACGCCAAAAAACAAGGACGGGTAGTCAAAGAACGAGCAGGTGTACCCAGTGTAGCCAACAATCCAGCGCTGGGAGCGTTCTCAGGAGGACGCCGTCGGACGCGTCGCGGTAGAAAGAGTCGCCGGAAGTCCTTGCGTCAAAGAAAATGAGTGCCGTCCCCTCTGCCACTGTTATGGCTGCTGCCGCGAAGATCTCGATTGACCACGACAAGCCGATCTACCTGGACTATTACAATGACAGCGTTGAGAAGAAGTGCTGTATCGGTGTTCAGGACACAACCAAGTTTCTGGTGAAGTCCGACACGGAGTACACGTCGCCGATTGAGTCCATCTCCCGGATCAAGGAAGAGAAGGTCTTTATTGTGATGACTGAGAACAGCATCTACATCGTCTCTGCGGATATCCCTGTTAAACGGATCGTGGGGTCTAGTGACAAGGCAGAGTGATGCAGCAAGAATCTGCGATTCTTGCACCATTCCCACCCCCGCATCGTATTCTTTATGAATGTTTGAATGATAGAGAAACCAAAACACTTTGGGATGCCTACAAGTCTACGTATGCAGACCAGTGTGAATTTGAGGAAGTGGACGCTGCGGTCTCCAACTCAATGGATGACTTTGCAAGATGGTTCACTCAGTGGATTGGATTTGCCCCTGCAAGAAGATCTACGCGCGTTCGAGTGTTGCTTATTTGGCATGCTCACTTTTTAAGTTTGGCGTGTCAGCAGATGCTTCGTCGCTCATTGGAACAGCGGTCGTTTCGGTGTCGCGTTTGGTTCCATATTGAAGAACCCCTTTTACAGTCGGCAATTGTATCTCGTTGTATTGTCACGACCGTTCCACCCTACAAACATCAGCCAAATGTAGAAGGAACACTGGATCCAGCATTATGGGACAACCCGCGCTTGTTCGAAACGGAATTAGAAGCGAGAAACAAGTAAGAGGTATGCGCGTATTCACTGATGGTTCTTGCACAAGTAATGGACGAAAGGGAGCAAAGGCAGGATATGCTGCATGGTTTCCCGAACACCCGAGTTGGTCAAGCGCGCACCGAGTTCCTGACGACCAGGAGCAAACGAACAACCGCGGAGAGCTGTCCGGTATTAACCTTGCCGTGCGAACACTTGAGGATCGAGGCGAGACAGATTGTGACTTGGTCATCTACTCCGACTCTGAGTATTCAATCAACTGTCTCTCTACATGGTTGCCCGGGTGGATCAATCGTGGATGGAAGACAGCTGCAGGAAAGGATGTTCTCCATCAGGATCTGATTAAGGATACAAGTGATCGCCTCTCCAAGTTCAAGTCCCATCGCTTCGTTCACGTCAAGGCACACACGGGAGGAGTAGACGATCTGTCGCGCCAGAATGCCGTTGTTGACAGAATGGCAAATGATATTGTGAATGGTGTGGTTCCCAAGCCGGAGATTCCGGCAGTTGTAGATGAGCTGTTTCCCGGATGCCCTCTTCGTATTATGGGCGGACCGGTTCAGCAGAAGGATATTGTTGCGTGGGTTCGCAGTCAGATTGACACACTGGACAAGGACTTGATCGACAAGCACTTGTACAAGGCGTTTGTTGAGATGTGTAAAGAACGTGACGTAAATCTAATCCGCCAAGTGATCGCAAAGACCCCAGTGATCCGCGCCGAGAGGGGTCATTTACAAATAGACACTGTAGATAAAGTAGAATGAGCATCGAGGCATTTCACTTCTGGTCTCCGTCTTGCACGCCTTGTTCTGTCATTAAGCCTGCGATTGATGACCTGAAGGAAGAGTTTGCGGATGTCAAGTGGACGTCGGTAAATACACATATCGATATGTATGGTCTGGGCAAGAAGATGGGGATTTCTGTGGTGCCTACGATTGTCGTTGCAAAGAATGGAGTTGAGGTCGGTCGCCATTCGGGTACGAATATGATTTTGTACTACACGCTGATCCGGAAGGCTCGCTCTACTACGTCGGGCACGTCGTAGCGGCTGCTGCACCACCTGCCGAAGCACCTAGTCCCGCTCCGGCGGCGGCCCCTCCGGCTCCGGCGGCTGTCGCATTTGCAGCATTTGTGAAGAATGACTGAGGAATGGGGCGTCCATCTGGACCCACTATGTAGATAATTCCATCTTTCGTGTACGTTCCATCCGCATTTTTTGTCATTGAAGAAAGCGAAGGACCAGTCGGAAGAACCGCTGACGGTAGGCGATCCGGTGCAGAAGCCTGCACGATCGCGTATCCAGTGCCACCAATGAAGAATCCTTCAGAGAGTGCAATAAACGCCTTGATCCAGACACTGTCTGTGAAGTCTCTGCACGCCTTGAGCTGAATTGTCTCAAGACCAAAGAAGAGGATAAATGCAAGGATCGCGGCAATTGAGTCAAGAATGTTGCGATTCATAAACAGATCGATCAAGTAATACCAGAAGATTGTAGCTGTCACAACCAGTCCCTGAGGAGCATAGCGACTATGGAAGTACTCAAATCCATAGACATCGCAACCCGGCCAAGCACTCATTGCACCACCCGTGCGAGCCGGAGCTTGCGGAGCAGGTGCAGTCATCGCCAGGCGGTAAACGTCGTTCAGGACTGTCGCCACGCCCATCCAGAGAAACTCTGCCAGTTTGTGCAGGGGCAAAGAAAGCAGACCGACCAGACTCGGAATCGAGTAACATCCTTGCAGAGTGAAGATGTCGGCAAGCACACCAAACAAAATTAGGATATGCGGGATGAATGTGATGATATCTGTAAAAATCTGTCCCACTCCGGGAAGAGCTCCGGGTAGTGATGGGCGCATTCCGACCATAAAGTACACTGTGCCAATCACGGAGACAATCGACGTCAGAACTGCGAGAATAAGCGCACCCCACCACGGGACATCGGCGGGTGGCTGAGTAGATACGGTTGGAGGATGTTGAACTGTGGCAGGAGGAGCCATCTTGTTTCTCTGCGATACTTGTTTTGTTAGATAGACACAATGGGGAATAACTTTTCATTCCCGTCCATCTTTCCCCCCTCCACACCACCTTCGCCTCCATCTGTACAGCCCGGACAAGAGAGTACCAATGGACTGGTTATTACCGATTCATATGCATGCATAGGATGTACGATCACCGTTGATCCAAGCCTCACATCTTCTAGCGTGGTCTTATCACGAGATATCCTAGGACAGATTGATGTCCCTGATAGTGGAACAGCATCTGATGATTGGGTGTGGGATTCGGTTGTTACATTTAAGGATGGCAAGCCGTCTTGGGACTTTAGCAGAAAAGACAGTGGAGGTGTACAGGACTATAATCCAGACGGAAGTGCAGGTGGACTAAGGGGATACGGTAGTGGCGGTTATTATCTCCGAGCAGATCCATCAACATGGGGAAAGTCATCCACTCCATGCAGTCATGGTAGTGTTAGTTCGGATGGGCAACAATGGATGGATAACTACGATGCATTGGGCGCGTGTATGACAGAAGATACAAGTGCGTGGAAAGCAGACCAAACTGCACACGAAAAATCCATAGGAGTTAACAGCAAGCGAGTCTACATTTGGAATCCGAGCGACAATGATGCTGTTCAACTAAACACAGATACGTATGGAGCCTTAACGAAACTTTTTATCAAGCCAACTATTCCATTTAAAGTATCCTTTGCAAATGGATTTAGACTCAACGATGAGCTCACTGCTACGTTGCTTAGCGTCTTTCATCCATGTCCTATCCGAATTGAGACAGTCCAGTACGATGCAGTCCTTCAAATCGGAGACTTTCAAGGATTGAATGGGACGAGCTGTGTTCTAGAAGAAGATACATCATCTCTTGCAACGAGAACGCTTACGAAACAAAAGGATTCTCTTACAAAGCAAATCACTAAGTTAAGATCCCAATTAAATGTGTTCAATCCAAATGATTCCAAGAACGCCCCTTTAAACACTAAAATAGCTAAGCTACAGACTCAACTTGATGGACTCAAGCTTCCTAAAAAAAGAGTATGTACGTCGATTCCTGGTGCTGCAGATAAACTTGTGATTTTCATTCCTCTTCAGATTAATGATACTGCATCGTCTCCACTTCAACTTGCTCAGACAAAATTCATTAATTCGTTTGCAAATGCGATTCCCAGTATTTTAGGATCGCAGCCGGATCAACGCCTCGGATATACAGATCTACAAACGGCTACAGGGAGTGGTTGGAAGCTCTCCGATGTTCTATCTCCAAATGACTGTTATTTTACTTGGAAAGTCCCCGAAGGACCATCTGTCATTTTTATGAAGAACCCCGCTAGCATCTTTTCAGCCGACATGGCTTCGATTCAGAGATTGCCGATTACACCGCCCACAGATGTCTTTCATTCAACCCCTAAGGATGTTCGCTTTCATTCGTGCCCTCCTAAAAACCCTGACGGAACCACGGCACCGTGTCCTGGACGCGGCCCTCCACCAAGACAGCTAGTACCAAGTGCAAAGAATGCGTTTTTACCGAAGAATACGAATGTTGGAAAAGATGCCCTCCTGTCAACAATTATCTTCGGAATTATAAGCCTCGTCCTTGTAGTGCTTGCAGTCTGGCTTGGAATTAAGTTTGCTACTGGACCCCTTAGTACTGCATTCAAGGGAGTTGGCGATTGGATAGGACGAACCCTTGCAGGAAAAACAACACCAGAGCCGGCACCCAAGCGCACCCCTCCGCCACCACCCAAGCGCACCCCTCCGCCACCACCCAAGCGCACCCCTCCGCCACCACCCAAGCCGACGGGTCTGACTCTTCGAACACCGGAAAAACGCGCCCCTTCGCTTGGTAAGACGAATCTACTTAACGAGACAGAAGATGCGTTCAAGGCGAGGCAAAGACGCAACCAACAACAAGGTAATACAAATCCAGGTCAGGCGCGCGTTCCCGGACCGGCCGGTACTGGACTTGGTGGTCGTCGCGAGGTTTAAACAAAATAGAAATAGAAACCCCTAAGAACGAATACTTCACAATGGTTATTGCAACTCTTATCTCGATTACTGGTGCTCTGTCTGAGGCATCTATTCCTGCAAAGACTGCAGATGTCCTGGAATGGCTCCGCAAGAAGCTCAAGCAACCTACTCTTCAGTTTCAGGGCAAGTGTGTGCAGGAGGAACATTCCTTCGCATTCTTTGCCGTCCCCTCGGAGATTGAAGACGAACAGACAAATCAGCATATGCTCCCTCCGCCGTTCCACGATGACTCCTTCCAGGGATCCATTGCGGTACTCAAGTCAGCCAATCCAAATCCAGATGATTATGATCGTCAGGCATCCAAGTATCTGGACCTGAAGACGGCTGAGTACGACGAGTTCTACCAGACATGTACGTTTAATGACGAGGAGGACAATGACAATGAGGGAGAATATGAAGAAGATGATGGTAACGGCGATCCTGTTCAGGACGAACCCGAGGATCCTGAGGAAAATGAGACGCGTCTTCGCGGAACCGTACATGTACCCCGTGCTGCTAATGTCTTTGTCAGCCACCCAATGCGAGATATTGTGAAGGAGAAGTTTGAGAGCGAGGAGATTGAGACAGCAATCTTGCACCGGTGCGTCTCGGATGCCCAGAAGTGGTTTGTAGATATTGATTGGAACAACTCGGTGTTTGTAGATATGTATCGCAGTCGAGCAGTGTCGCTGTATCCCTATCGCCATCTTGCCGAGGGACTGGGTGCGTCTGCCTTTGCAGAGTCATCGGCAGTTGATCTGAACCCTACGCGTTGGAAGGATATGATTCAGAAGATCATCGACAAGGAGAAGGCAATGTATTCCAAGAAGTCGACCGCTTCGATCTTCATGAACTGCTCGTCGTGCAAGAAGAAGACCCGCTGTGACTACTATCAGTTGCAGACACGTTCTGCAGACGAGCCCATGACGACCTTCGTCACCTGCCTGGAGTGTGACAAGCGCTGGAAGTTTTAGTGAGTAGAAGTAATGGCAGGTCTCTTAGAACTCCTGAAAAAACACAATCTTCCCATCCCAGATGACTATGATGAGCGAGTTGATGCCATCGTTGCGTGTCTTCGCAAGTCCCCCGACTGTAAGAAAAAGCTAGATGCGTTCAAGAAGCCCAAGGGTGGTGCTTTTTGGAATCGGAAGACTGAACTGACGCTGACACCTGAGGAACAAGCTGTTGCCGATGCGAAGGCAAAGGCAGTTGCACCCTCGCCTCTCGAACCATGGGATGATAAGAAAGGTAAATATCCATCTACAAGCAAGTTTGTGCCTCCTCGTTTTTTTCCTGATAACAATGACTATCTCGGACCTCGTCTGAAGTGGCTGTTGAAAGCGTCTGCATCGCCGTATGCACCGGCAATGTTTGAGGCGCTTTTTATGGTTCTCTTCCTGCTGAGTTATTTGGAGAAGATCCCTGTTTTTGGAAGTATTCTGAGCGTATCACTTGACCTGATTCTTGCAGGTGGCAAGGTGTTGTTAAAGACGATCCAGTCCGTCATTCCCCCTACATTTGGGTTGATCCCTCTTCCATACAGTTATATGGTTGGATTTGGTTTGTCTGCAACACTTGGTATGTTCTTGTGGCCGGTCTTTGCGATCGTCTCGACCAGTCGTCAGGATTTCGTCTCGGCAATTGAGTCGTGGATCCGAGTTGTACCGCCGCCAATTGGTGATATTCTTGCAAACAACTTCTTAGAACTTAACCGTATGGCTGGTAAGATCGATGAAAAAAGAGTCAAGTTGGGTAATGACATTTCTTCAGCGCTGACGGCAATGTCCGGATTTGCGTCTCAGATCTCAGGCTCGGCAAAGGAAGGATTGACATCGCTTGCAGGTCAAGTTCGTGGCGCAGTTGACACAGTAAAGACAGAGGCTACCGTACAGAAAGATTTGGCAACAGGTAGAGTGAATCGAGCAATGGAACAAGCGCCCGAATATGCTCGACTGGCAGATGAAGCAGTTTCAAATGCATCGCGAGCGGCTAGGGTCTCGGCTCTCAAAGGTGTCCGAGCAGTTTCGCGCGAAGCCTCTCTCGGTCAACAAGATGCACAGCCACTTCTCGATAAAAAAGTTCAAGGTGGCTTTCACAGGCGAACGAGGAGGAAGGTATGGAGAACACTGACGACACGACGCAGATCCGCGATACACTGAGGGAATGGATTGGACTGGATGACCAGATCCGGGCACTTCAGGCACAGGTCAAGACACTAAGGGATCGCAAGACGGCACTGGGAGGCAATGTTCTGGAGTTTATGCAGGGGAACAATCTGGACAATTTTGTGATCGAGGGAGGTGCGGGTACGATTGCCAAGTCCACTCGCACGGTTCGTCCTCCACTTCGCCGTAACGCCATTCGCACTCAGCTCTTGCTTCAGTTTGCCGATCAGCCCCAGCGCGTGGCTGAGGCACTGCGCGCGATCGAGGGTATTCACGAGGGCGATGACATGAGCGTAGGTGGTACGCAGAAGGTTGTTTTATCGCGTAGGCTTCCGAGGACGCAAAACATCAGTCTTCAGTAATGAGTGAGACATTTCTTGTTGTGATCGCCGTCATTCTGATGTATATCCAACTATTCAACAAGGTTGCCGACTTGTACTTTACATCGGGTACATCTCTTACATTGTCAGATTTATATCGACACATTGTTCCCCCAATTGATCTTCGCCTTCAACTCTAAAAAAAGCTTAGCTGTAAGTAATGGCGTTTCGTAAGTTTTTCGGCCTCGGGCCAAAGGCGACTCGGCCCGCACCGGCTCCGAAAGAGCTAAAATATGGATCCATAGTAAAAATAAGCCCGTCAGTTGCTCGGGACGACCGGCGTAACCTTATGCCCTTGGATAGTAACATTGAAGGACATGTATATTCTAGATACAATATACCACGCGGCGATGGATACGTCCCTGGATTTGGGGTTCATGTTCCCGGAGGAGACCCATTGACGTCTGGGTATAGTGCAGATGAGCTCGTGGTCGTTGGGAACGATCCGGAGAAGATCTTTAAGAGTTATCGGCCCCGGTACACCGGATACAATGGTCCCGATGTGCCCGAAAGTCATCGCTATACTAACCCGCCCCCCGCCAATGAGCCTGGCCCTCCTGCTTCTATGGCTGCGATGCCCCGGGCTGAACCACCGCCACCTCCTCCGCCTCCGGGGCGCATGGCTCCCATGATCCCAAATAAATTGGGAGGAAAGAAACACAAACGTCGCCATACCAAACGTCATCGCCGTAATCGCAGGACGCGTAGGCGATAGACACTTTAAGACTGCTTAAATTATAGAACCATGTTTGAGGATTGCAAAGTAGAACTCCTTGAGACCTTTGGAGATGACCTGACTGTCGTGAATGCTGCTCGAGTCTCTCTTGGAAAACACACTGATGAATTTAGCGAAAAAGACGCTAAGCTCATTAAGTATCTTGCTGATCACGAGCACACGTCCCCCTTCTTCCATCCCCAGGCTCGGTTTCGCCTGAAGATGCCGATTTGGATGGCACGCGAGTGGTTCCGCCACACTGTCGGGTTCTCGCGTAATGAGGTGAGTCGTCGCTATGTAGATGATCCACCCACATTTCATATCCCTGACTTTAGGACGCGTGCTCCCAGTAAGAAGCAGGGTAGCAATGATGATGTTCATAAGGACAACGAGCACCTTCGTGAATACATAAAGATGGAATGCAAGGATGCCGTGTATGCGTACGACCTAATGCTACGGAATGACGTTCCTCCCGAACAGGCTCGAATGATTCTTCCCCAAAATATGATGACAGAGTTCATTGAGACTGGATCAGTAGCCGCCTACGCTCGTTTGTGTCATCTCCGCCTTGGTCCAGATGCACAGAAAGAGATCCGGATTGTTGCTGGTGAGGTTGCAGATCAACTAAAAAGTAAGTTTCCTGTCAGTTGGGCTGCGCTCAATCCTCCACCAGTGCCATCCGGATCATCCGCACCCGCTTGATCTTGCATTGCTTCAACCAATCTGCCTTGCTCTTGAAGAGACCCAATTCAAGTCCCTTCAGCAAACACTCCTTGTGATCATACGATGTAAGACTAAATTTGCACATGATACACTGTCCCGTTACGTTCACGGATGAAGTAGGTTGCATTTGTTGTAGGTACAGTAGTTGTCTGAAACCCGCTTCGAAGATACAGCAATGCCCACGCTGCAGAACGCTCTGACTGATTGAACTTTCCACGCTGATTCAGCTCTGCAGTGATCCTTGCATTTCTACGAATCTCGGGGACACGATCGTAGTTCTCAAACCGTTCAAGTCTCTCGCATCGCCTCGTGTACGATCCAGACGTACATGCACCATGGAAAAGCAAACAAGAGTTAAGTTGCTGTTCGGTCATCATCTTGGCTGTTATGGTGTTCTGGTAGAAAAAGAAGATTCGTTTTACATAAATGAGCCTCCGCTTTATGAATGGTGTGTTCAAGTTCCAGGGAGCTAGAACTGTCAGATACGAAGTTCCTATGGATGTCCTTGCAAATGCCAAGCCTGTAGTGGTCGAGGCACCCGTGGTGGTTCCTGAGCCCGTGGCTGTAGTGGTCGAGGTACCCGTGGTGGTTCCTGAGCCCGTGGCTGTAGTGGTCGAGGTACCCGTGGTGGTTCCTGAGCCCGTGGTTGTAGTTGAGGTACCTGTTGCAGAAGTATTAGAGGTGGAAGCGCCTCTTGAAGTCAGCGAGACTGCCCCGGAGAGTGGGCTTGTTCCAGAGAATCCACCGACTGAGTGATCCGGGTGTATCCGGTTTCCTCCAATGTTCACCCATTCCAGAATGACGCTTCAAATAACGTGCTCTACGAGTCACATCCTTGTGTTTTGTAAAGTCACTGTAGCCCTTGGCTCCGAACGGTACAACCTTTTCCTTTCCGTCCTTCTCAAATACCGCATCCCATTTCTTCTCCTTCTTGTGGGACTTGCGAAGTGTCTTGAGCCTCATTATAATTGAAAAAGTTTTTGTTTGATCTCTCTAGATATCCCGCATCGCAGCCTTCTTTGCTAGAATGCGATCAACGTGTGTACGTAGTCGTTCTCCGAGCGACGGCGCTGGATCCCTGAAGGCTGGGAGGTAGGGATACAAGTAGCGAGTTGCAAAGTCGTACTTCACCATGTCTGCGGATGTTGCTCCATTCGGTCCGAATCTATAGCAGATTCTGTTTCCCCCGCGTCCGAATCCATACGGTTTCTCGCAAAAGCAACAATATCCCTTACAGTCCGGTCGGTACGTCGGATACTCATTCTTGAATAAGCTGGCGAGAGGTTGAAGTGTCATTCTGTCCTGACATCTACTTATCTCAGGGGATCAAATCCATTTTAAATGTAAAAAGTTTTTGTATACTCGGCACATCATTGCCATCATCAGAACGCTGCCAGCCAGTTCGCATGCTCTGTAGCCGGGATCTTCAACTCTGCCAGAACCTCCTCTGCCAGCTCGATCTGCCTCTCATACGGCACATCCATCCCTGAGATAGCCGCCATCTTCTGCTGAAGAATCTCCCCAACAGGCACCGGTGGCACGAATGCATCATCAAATCCCGCCATCACGTTGCTCAACCGTGCCAGATGCCCCTGCGTACACACCGAGTACGGAAGCGCCGCGTCCTTGCACTCGTCCCAGAGCCGCTTCTCCAGTTCTCCGCGCAACTCTCCCGTGTAGCTCTTGATTGTCCACCACAACCCGCGAAGAGCCCTCTTGTAGAGCTTGTCGTCCGGTACGTAGATCTGCTTGTGGTTCCACCACCTGACCACGTCTGCTCTCACCTGGTGGATCTCTGTCTCTAGATACCCCTTTGCTCGCCACGAGTCAACAATCTCATTGACCGTCGTCTGCTGTCCCACAGGAATTTCGACTGCCAGTAGGATCTTCAGCGAATCGTTCATCTGCCTGGAAATCTCCATTGTATGCACGTTCTGCGTGTCGGCAGCCAACTGTGCCTCACGCTGTGCCGCAGTGTATCTCACCGGTGCCGGTGCGACCGGAAGCCCGTCAAGCCATTCGCGCCGCTGAAACGCAGCGTTCAGGCGAATCTGCATAATCGCCTGTCGGTGATCATTCAGGAGTCCTTGCTCTCGCCACCCCGCTAGGACGGCGTTCATCTGCTCCTCGGTTGCCCGGTTCTGATACACGTGCTGTTCCATAATTGTGTTGAAACTTCGCAGAACCAGTTGATCTAGCTCAAACATAATGTCTCGCCGTGCGCGTAGTACGAGCCCATCTACGTTCGCAGCCACATACGCATCAAGCTCTGCAGCCGTTGCGTGTACCCGGTACATCCGGCGCATCTCACGCCGAACCGCCTTCATCGGTGCATCTTCCAGTTGTCGCTGAGCGATCCCGTGATGCTGTCCACACAGTCCATCTAGGTGAGTTCCGTTCTTCGAACACCGAACTCCATTCTTCTTGATAGCAATACACGGTACAATGGGCGCGGCAACTACAGCTCTGATTGCCACTTCAATTCGCACGACTCGCTGTCGCTCCACATCAATCTGATGTGTCCCCAGCGCAATCCCGTTCCATGCATCTCGGTAAATCGCCTGATCGTGGTTGAACCGTGTGATCAGGATCGGATTGTCCCGATGCCAATGAATTCCGCAGATCCCCCCTTCATTCCGTCCTTCCGCTGTACAGGGCATTCCATTTCGTTTGAATGCAATGCATGTGGGCATTTTATCGTCCTCTCTACCGTCTTATCTTCTTAGACCGATCGTTTCCATTTTAGCCGGAACG